GAAGTGGAGCAAATTGAATTCTGTCAATGCAAACCTGTTTTGTGCAACGGCATATGGCGAATGACTCGTAACATTCGCACTGCCTTAGCAAAAGACTGCACATCAGTCAACCTAGGACATGATATAGAATTATTCAGAAGATGGTTGCATGATGTTTCAGCCTGTGGGGCAGCATTTAGTGCTGACCTCCCAGTCTTAGGATCCTTCTACCGTATGCTAGGCCGATTTGGCGTAGCAGGCGAATATGAGGGTCACAAGAGTGAGTTTGCGGCGTACAGATCAATGAGCAGAGGGGTGCATATACCTTACACCATACCCGATGCTCAAGGTAGGTATAGCTTCTGGCTAAGCACTGGTATAAATCCAGAACAGCAAGAGATAATTGAACAATACTTCGACACAGCTGTCTGGGGCGGCGATAAGCGCCAAATTATCACAAACATAGACTATATTATTACACATGGCCGGAACTAAACGAACACAGCGCACTGTAAGGGAGATTGTGGACAAACACTCTCAGAGATCACCTCGCGTGAACCTGCGTGCACGGCTCAACGAAAACGTCAGTCATATTTCTGGCAATGAGTACAACACTGGTGCAATTGTACCTAGCGGGTCTAGCCTGGGTTACGGGTCAGTTTCGCTTGCGCCTGGCAACCTTGCCGGACGCGCCAACGCTGCAATCAACGGAGTTGGCAGGTACTTCCAGAAAGGATTATACTTACCTGGCACTTTTGTTAGGTATATTCCTTCTGTTGGTCTTAACACCCCTGGTATATTATTATTGCTTGGTTGGATAACCCTGACATGATCAGGGCTTGGAACCTGTTGTCGGCTGGGGCTCATCTGAATTTTATTCGTGATGTTTCCAATGCCAAGACCGGCCCTGTGTGGCAAGAACTCACTGTTCCGCTCACACAGCCACCTCGCAGGAAAACTTTTATGGTGGACCCACAACTCAATTTCCAGTCTAACACTGAAGTTGACTTAAGCTGTCAAGGCCTGTTCATCTTTTGCATCTTTGGGACTGACATCAGTCTCGAAGATGACAAGACGTATGGTCAGCTCCTTGTACACTGCAAGATGAGATTTGAGGAGGTGAAATCCTTTGTCACCCCACAGTAGCGCTAGTAACAAATAGCGAGTTAAAATCGAAACGAATGCCACTCAATGGCCTTGCTCGGAGAGGGGATTCAGGCAACCTTGGCGGGTTCTCTTCATGTAAACA